ATGCATAGGGGGGTATGTTTCGCGACACCCCTCCCCCCTAAAAAATTTTGGTCCCCGAATTTTATAAATGAAGAAAAATTTTCAAGAAACTTTTGTAGAATTTTTTGAAACTTTTCTCCACATACCTGATACGTTCTCGGCCACGATCTCATCTATAGCATGTTGTATGGCTACCGCCTGGTCTGGTTCAGACAAATCATCTGAAACCTGAGCAATGCGGGCAAGAAACCCGGAGGTATTGTAACCAGCTTGTATGTCGAACGCCAACCACTCATCGAATCTTGTGAACGGATCGAAAGGATTGTCAACAGTAGTTAGCATGTACTCTGTTGTGTCGATAGTATCAGCCATGTCACCTCACTCACTGATACCTACCTTGAGTGTTGTCAGTCCAACGCCCAGTGCATCTGCCACCTCTGCCTGCGTATACCCAGAGGCTAGCATTGACTTAGCCCTAGCTATCTTAGTTGATGATAGCTTGGGTGCTGTCTTAGGCATAGCCAGTGCTTTGACAGTATCGATGTCAGAGTTCTTAAGAATCTCTTCTAGCTTATGGTTACTGATAGCCCCGGCTTGAATAGCATCCCACTCAGATTGTGTTAGCTTAATCTTGGTCTTGTGCGCACCTGTTCTAATTCTAGCATCAATCAATGCTTGATTCTTAATCTTCTTGACTGTCGAAGGCTCCATGTTAGGGTTGGCCTGGCGCTTCTGGGAGACCACCTGGTTTGCTATGAGCTGGGCCTGTCTTTCAAGGGGGGCGTTCTTCTTAGCCGCATTCAATTGCGCATCGAGGGAGGCCACTTCATTTGCATACGCCCTCTTTGCTGAAGGTTCATAGGGGGTAGGCTTAGTGGCAACAGCTTCTTTCCTGGCCTTGTTAGCCATACCCTTTAGCTTATTGGAATGCTCGGCATAGATAGTTTCCATCTGTGAACCAGACGAAAGCTTGAACGCATCCTCAGTAACAGCCAACCGCTTATGCACTTCCATCTTGGTCTTCATACGCCCTGTGTCTACATACGTAACCTTACCAGTAATAGGATCCACAGTACGCTTACGTTCTGGAATCTTACGGCCAGTAGGTTCATAGACCTTCTTACCAGTAACCGGATCAATCGGACCCCCTCTTCTTGCAGGACGGGGGGTTCTTTCAGGAATGTATTCCTTGGCACCAGCTTGAGAGATGAGAGTACGAGCACCAGCCTGAGGACCACCCTGATACTTCTCCTTCAACTGACGGATGTTGTTATCCTTGGCTGACTGCCTGTAATCAAGGCCATGCTTCTCCGAATCGATGACAACCATCGAATGCCGGATTGCACGAGCCTTCTCATCGTTACTGGCACCACCGATAGTCATATCAGTGATCAGATTACTGACCTTGCCCATCTCTTGCTGTTTGGTAGCGGGCTTGATCTTAGGAATCCCAGAACCTTCAGGGATCTTGTACTGCATCGGATCAAAGCCCTTCAACCCCTCCAGAGCAGGAGTATGCTGAACAAGACCGCGATTGTTGGGGATGACAAGAACTGTATCGCCATCGAAATCCGCACCGGACAAACGATCGGCAACACTGTGATGAATACCAATCGCATCCTTGGCAGACGTACCCAACAGCTTTCGAGCTTCGGGATTACGATTGTTCACTCTCAGATTTGGAATCTCGAACGTTCCACCATGAGGAAACCTAACCAGAGCTACCATCTCACCATTCCGCATGGATGGCGCATAGACTTCATGAGGCTTCATGGATGGAACAGGAAGCAGAACTTTGGTTGCCTGTCGTGGCAGAGACGCAGCTCGAAGATGCACAGCTGCGGAATCAGTTGAATCGGCAAACGTTTCGAGAAGCTTCTTGCGAACGGTGGGATTCGTAAGAGAACTGATCTCGTCGTACTCCCTTTGTCTACGCTCAAACGTAAGATCCAGCTGCTGTTGAGCAAGCTTGGGATTCTGCTTCGAAAGAAACTGTGAAGGTAGATTCCTGGACCACTTATCCCAAGAACCCTCTTCTCCTGATCCCTCCTTGGTAGGGCTGCCAACAATGTTCATTGCCGACACAACCTTGCCACTGGGATCATGGATCTGTCGAGTGATCGCACCGAATGGATTGGTAGGATCATCCGACACAGGCTTCAGAACTTGTTCGGCCTTGGGGTCCTTGCTCTTCATAGGAGTACGACGGCTCTTGTTCGTATTGAACATGAGATCCGTACCTTCAGGAAGATCATCCCTATAGATGGCCATGCCCTTCATGTAGTGCGTACCATCAATGGCAATACGCACTTGAGCATAATTGGCACTTCCGATGGACAGATCCTTTGCCCCACGACGAACATAGATGACGCCGTCTTCCTTGGCTCCACCATCTTCGGCATACCGAATGGCAACACGCTTGGAGTTAACGGTAAGCGGTGGCTGCGTGGCAATATAATTACGCCCATGATCTTCTGAATGATCAGTGATCAGCTTGATGTCGCCACGATTCCGCTGAACCTCACTAAGAGTCGTACCAGGAGGAGCCAGCACCTTCATGTTTGTATACTTTCCAGTGCCAACCTGCAGCACCTGGATCGTATGAACTTCGTAACCCTGCTCTCTCAGAACAGCGATGGAAGTATCGAGCTTGGTTCGAGTAACACCAAGTGAATTCTCGACACCCGTACCGATCTGAATATACTTCTTCTCCTCGACTTGCTTCTTCAGCATGTTGGCCGTGGATTGAATCGCGTCAGTCTTGTCCAACTCACCCGGCTTGAGCAAGGCTCGAACTGAGGATTCATTGAGACCCATGCGACGACCGATCTCAGAATATCCCCAACCCTTATCCTTCAGTCGCTGAGCTGTGAGAATCTTCTCCTGCCTCTGCTGGGCAAGAGCAATAGACTTGGCTGCGCGAAGCTGGGTTGTCGTGATACCGAAACCTCTAGCGATCTCAGCTTCCGACATCCCATCCTTCCTAAGATTCTCGACCGTATCAAGAAAGCTTCTGTTACGAGTACTCTCTGACTTGCCGGATCCCCAAGGATAACGACCAGATCGCCGGAGGATACCGTAATGCGCAAGATGTTCTTCTTCAGTACGAATCACGACTCCTCCTCTAGCCTTAGTTGATTGATAATGACGTCAAACTCTTGGATCCTGTCCATAATGAATGCTATGTCTTCCGGATCAGCGTCATAAACTATTACTTCACTATCCTGATAAATACGAAGTTCAATTCTGATCTTGAAGGGATCCTTATTGTACTCAAGGCAGAACAATGCAGCATAGATTTCAAGCTGATGAACCGAAGCAGGAATTGCTCCAGTCTTCAGATCAAATATCTTGAGCGTGTTGTATCGAAATGAAATAGCATCGGCTGTGCCGAAACAATTCTCAGAATAGAAAAGGACCTGCTCCGTTTCCATTCTTTCACTAATCGCATCATTGATGTACATCCCCAGAGTTCCTTGATAACTCGAGAGACGATTAGCTTCGATCTCTGCTTGAGCATACTCATGTTGAGCAATACCCCAAGCTGCCGCTTGTGCTGTGGTCCATCGTTCAGCCAGACGAGCAGGAGTATAATTTATCCAGTGATACTGGCTAGGACTTAGGAAGGCGTGTTCCCCGCGGAGATTCAAATGCTTGTTGAAGCGCACTAAGAACCTCCTCTTCATTCTCTGGGTAAATATAGGCGGCGAACGACATCTCATCTAGCCTCTCGACATAGTAATCCTGGTTCGGTTGAACACTTGCAGAGGAAGACGACTTTACCTCGAGGGACGCCCAGTTCTCACCCCAAAGAATGAGAAGGTCCAGGATACCTTGCACTGAATTCGCATCGGTCTTGAGAACAATACATCCCGGAAACATGCGCCCTAGCCTCTTTATGAGGCGGGCTTGATACTGACTCTCAGTCACATAGCTATCCTTCCGTAAAAATTACATTGGACGTATCCTATACCTTCCGTTACATGATGCGATTTTTATACTATCTAATAACTATTCCCCAAGGACGCGAAATTCTTGATACGTGGGCCAAACGTAGGTACGATTCAATATGGAAAGGACGAGATCCTCCTCGAGCAATCCATAATCTTTGCAGCACTCAAATGAATTCTCGCTCACCATCCCAGTCTTCACATCTTCGATAGGAGCATCTATTGGATATTCATATGGGTATCTAAATTGTCTGTTGTACTTTACCGCAAACCATCTTGGTCGCCACACCAGATTGTTCACATGATTGTTATGACGATCTCCATCTAGATTGATAGGCGTGTCGAAGGCCTCGAAGGGGCGTTCCATGAAGGCGGTGGCTACCAGAAGAGGAACCGATCTATGTCTTTGTTCTCCGTCCTTCATCATCCCGACTTGCGCCAACCCGAATTGGTTCTCAGACTGGCGAAGGATCCTTTCCGTGTCATCATTCCGAACATTCCCATGATCGCTCACACTATAGCCAGGGAAACCGCGTATCTCTTTCCAATGTTCCATATTCCCTCCAACTTTTTAAGAGCCTTGGGCAAGACAGTAGCCTTGCGGAATAGGATCTTGCCATTTGCCAAGATTTTTAGGCCAAGGAGTTTCTATATATTTTGTACCTAATAGCTATATTATATATATTACCTATGGGGTCGCGCGTACAATAGAGTATTAGATACTGATATGACAGATATAAAAGAGTTTATGACCGATTTTTCTTGGCAAATAGTTATCGACCACCCCCTGGAGAATAGTTATCCCCAATTTAGCGCTTCGACCGGATAGTTCGCCACATTGAAGTTCCTCTTGGACTTCAGACTCCTCCAGATGGCTTGATCCACCACGCTTCTCGACCTCAATGTGTAGTAATTCAGCTCGATGAACGGCGTATTCAGGCGATCGATGCGACCATGGGCCTGTTCCCAGCTCTTATATGAGTACGTCAGCGAGTAAAAGACGATCGTGTCAGTCTCCACACAGTTCCAACCCTCCGATCCAGCAACAAATTGGACCAGATATACCCAAGAGTCAGCAGTTGGTATGTCCTCATGCTTGTGACCATTCCACTCAGACACGCTCACGAGCTCGTTAAGGCCCCTTAGAGCGTCTAGTTCGTAGTTGAAGTTGTAGAACACTACCAGCTTCTTATGTTGCCTTAGAAGGGCTTTAACTTCCTCCAAACGGGATGGATCACTATTGACGATACGACGCATGACCATGAACAGCTCTGCGATATCCCTGATCGGCCGGTTCTCATAGATGTTCCAGCGGGTCTTGATGACCCTCTGAAGCGTTTCCTCGTCGTAATCCAGGTAACGGGTGATGGATCGCCGTATCGTTTCCTTCTCGTACGGCATGTGGACCAGGATGTTGTTCCGCTGCCTTACCAGCTTATTAACGTTCGTATATCTCTGAACTTTGGGAAACTTAGCGAAGGGTGTGTAGATGACGTGTTCGCGGATGAACTCAGTACGGTTTCTGTAAAATCCATTGGCGACAAACACTGGAATGTAATCCATCCACGTGTCACCGGGGGTCGCGCTGAGCAGGATCCAGTTGTTATGCTGAGCGATCTTGAGGAATGCCTTGACCCAAGCCCCGCTACCCACCAGACGTTGTTCATCAAATATGAAGAAGCAGTTCTTGATGTTCGCATACTTGCCTATGTTGTTCCAGCTGTCGACATTCAACACGCCAGTGAGAGTAGAGTCTTCGTGCTTGCTGATCCCGTAGGGGACGAACTCGGCATCCCAGTCCAGAGTTTCTCTCTTCTTGGCTGTGGTGATGACGAAGATGTTCTTGGGTTGCTCGTTCTTGATGTAATACGCTGCTGCTACCTTTGATTTCCCGCTGCCCACGCCACCCCACAGGATCTTCCCATTGCTAAGCTGCTTGAGGGCCAGTTCCTGATGGGGTTTGAGCTCCCGTGGATCGATAGTCTTCTGGTTCATATACAGGTTGTGCTCCCATAAATCGGCCACCCATTGGCAGTCGTCCTTCGATTGATATCGTGCACCCCGGCTGATCTGCTAGCAATTCGGCCAACTGTGTGATTTCCTCTTCGACCAACATCGTGTCGATGAGCAACCGGATGCGCATCATTTTACTCACCTTCCGTCAACTGCCGGAAAAGTTCTTGGCCTTCCTTTGACGCGGCCCAGCGTTGAGATTCTTCCTTCGTACCGTCGAACTCACCTAGAACGACCGCTTCTCTGACTTGCATGATCCGCTTGAACTGGGGCGAGTTCCTGTTGAGCCCTCTGCCCTTATCTTCCAGCTCACCGACAAGCCGGTGCATGTTCAGACCATCATCAATTTCTGGGGGACAGAAGTAATCGTCGAAGTGACCTTCTCTTGCTCGACGCGCCATGTCTTTCAGACCGAGAAATTCCTCGAGAACGCGACCTAGATACACAGTCGTCATCTCGCCCGGTCTACGAGTTTCCCATTCCATGATTCTCCTAACAAAAAAATACAATAAGTAAGACCGGCGGATGGACGCCCTGTATCGTTCTAACCTAGGCCCAGTTAATTGGCCATCATTGAATTAGATTGATAAACAGGACGCCCATCCTATCTCCAGATAATTTTCCCTCAGCTAGAGGGGCCTGGCTCTGGAGAATCTTTGCTGAGCTGCTGCCTAGGTCAGCACTCCTTCCGGGGAGGTTCAGTCGACGGAAGTTCGCAGGCCCATGTGAGGGACACTGGCCACACTCAGCTAATATCTACTTGCCTCTCGCTCGCTTGCTGGCCTGGATAGCCCGCCCTTGCTTGGCAGCCTTTCCCTTGGCTCCCTTGCCTCGGTAGACCTTTCCTTTGGTACCGTACTGGTACCCGTCCTTCGACTTCCGTACTGGCATTACACGTACCCACAGACTGGCCAGGGACCGTATCCGGCCCGTTTGATGAGGATCACTGCTCGGTACTTCTGCTCGAGAATGGTGTTCTGGTGTGGGTAGCCATGGCCGCCTACAGACCACCACGTTGATAGTGTGAACTGTAGGCCGCCGTAGAATCCGTTCCCCGTTGCGATGAACCACCGCTTGGTGCTCTCGCACATGGCCATTCTCTCGAGCTTCACGTTGTACGGCCGCACGACAAGCCATTTCCTGTGGCGCATATGGCGCCTGACCTTCTTGTCCATTCGCTTGTCGCACGATCGGGTGTTGCATCCCTTGTGCCTGGCATGGTAGTCGTCTGTGCTAGCTATTGGCGTTATGCTTCCACCCGGTAGCATCATGGCCAAAGCTGCCAGTACAACTGTCATGGAGACCTCCTGTTAGGGGACAGGATTTCTCCGAGCTGTCGTTCCTCTGGTCCTCGCAGCAGGAAGCGACACTCCCCTTTCGGGGGTGCAAAGGGTCGCAGAACACCAGCAGGGGGTGGCCGCTGATGCTCCCACTCGGAGAAGTTCCTACTTGGGAAGAGGCATCCGCTTGAATGCCTGCTTCTCCTCCTCCGTGCACGACTCCCAGAACTCCTTGAACTCTTCCATCGTCAACGGGTTCTCCGGTGTCGACAGGTACTTCTTCAAGTCGACGATCGTGTTCTCGCCGTTGTCCTTCCCCAACCTTAGCCACCTCCTCATAGGGAAATCGGTCAGTCTTCTACGGGATCGAAATTAGCTTGAAAGGCCTTGGTCGTGTAGACCTTGTAGCCTTTCTCGGTATAGAGGATCCAGTCGCCCACGAACGCCTTCGTCTGACGAGGGTTCTTGGGATTGTGAACTCTCACATGGATATATTGCTTGGTCGGCTCGAAGTCCTTCGACTTGTCAACCGGAGACTCGTCAATATTGCCGACCTCACCGAAGCACCACCTGGCGATATCAGCAAAGTTCTGCTCTGTAACCTGTACAGCATCCACATAGAGAGGCTTACGAACGTACTTGGTGGTGATGCTAGTACTTTCCATTAACCTCACTCGTTTCGATTACGCGTCACGCCAAGGAAATATCCAAAGGCGACACTGACCAGCACAACAACGGCGACTACGATGACCTCCATCATCGCTGTTCTAGATTTCTGTACTTCTGCTCCAGCTCATCCTCCTCGATCGTCACGAAGAGCGACTGGAGATAAGCTGTGGTTCCGTACTTCCCATTGATGGGACCCCACGGATACGGTCGAACGATCAGATCGACATTGGTCATCCGTACCCAATCGAGATTCTCGACCTCATGCTCGTCCAGGTTCTTCCGTACGTATCCACCTTCTCCATCGGGAGTGATGGTCACGATGCGAGGTGGACGAACCGGCTCACCTTTCAGATTCCGGTACTTGATCACGATAGGGAGATAGCACTCATTGGGCTCTCCCTCGTCCTCATCCTCCCGCGGCTTGAACCACTTGACGTTCCACCCGTCCTCCAGCAGTTGGCGCCCCAGTTCATCCGGGATCACCGCCGCAAAGCCACGCTCTCCCTCCTGGTTGTACTTCCCAGGTCTCCCGGTGAAGTTGCGGAATACGAGGCGGACCCCCTCCATCAACACTGTATTGTCCGACGGCATAGTCTCTCCTAACTCACAAATTCTTCGAAAGAACCGAACTTCTCAATTGCCCTAATAGCATCGGCCTTCATTTTCTCGAAATATGACATGTCTATCTTGAGGTCGGGGATGGCCTTGGCAATGTCAGCGTCGATCCATCGATGACCCTTCGTCCCTGCTACAGCGTAATACTTGTCGTTCTTTACTCTGTAGAGGATCCCACCGCCTTCAAGTACAGGTACGAACCGACCGCTGCGACCAACGTGACGCATAGCGTGATAATCGCGATCTTCTTCATCTTGGTCATCCTTATCCAAATAGATGGTTCCCTGCAAGACCGTCTTGTCTTGGCAGTAATCGTCAAACGTCAGCTCTTCGCCCGAGAACAGTATCTTGAACACGTAGGGCTGCTGGAACTGAGAACCTACTGCGGTCCACTTCCCGTCCTTTCGCGCGATGTAGACCGCGTCGTTGATCAGACAGAGCTTGTCATATGTGATCTCATGCTCGAACTCATATCTGTAAAACGAACCAAGCGTTTTGACTGCGGCGATTGCTTCGGGTATGGCATTCGGAATCTTCACAGAATCCGTTTTGATGTGACAGACTGCATAGCCTTGTTTCTGGAGATCGTTCTTCAAATCGATCATGAATAGGGCGCCACGCTTGGCGACGATGTTATCAACATTGCGAATATCACGGAATGGGTTGTCGAACTTGGCCGATGTCAATCCGTAAACGATGTTGATGATAATCTTCAAAGCATAGGCCAGCTTCTCAGCGCCGTCTTCATTCTCCAAATATGGCTTCAGCCTTCCGTCCATCATTTTCCTGGCCGAGGCGTAATCCTTCCTCTTGATAGCCAGACGTGCTCGTTTAAGATCTGAGAACTTCTCCGTGTACTTGCCGAATAGGTTCAGGATCTCAATAGATGCCGGGTGCATCGAAGCCACATCAAGAAGAGCCACATCAGTGTATATGCCCGGTTCTGCGTAGACGTATCCGCCTTCACCTGGGTCTTCTCCCTTGTACGAGCTTTTACCAGCTTCGAATTTGTATCCAGGGAATTCTTCACTCAGGTCGGTGTAAACGAAGTAACGTTGCGGATTTTTGTCATCACCAAATATGATCTTGGCAGTATGCTTCTGGGTAGTCTCATTGACAGGCAATCCACTGAGCTCAGCCAAAATCTGCCGCGCGACGAAATCCTCCCACCGATCTTCGAGCACAGCTTCCGTTGCTCGAACATCGTTGACACAGTATTCGACGACTCTCGGCCAATCCTTCTCATCTACCGGCTCGTCCCACGGTAGGTCCAACTCCATATGGTGAATGCCCAGATCGATCTCGAACTTCTTCAGTCCTTGCTTGATTGAACTGAAGTCGTAAATATCCGCATACGAGATGCTATAGGCCGCCGGGAACGCGGTATGACGATCATTGTCGACGATCATTCTTTGGCTCAAAGCGAATAGCTTTTCCAAACTGTACCCCAACGATGCCGCGTACAGAATGTGATTGTCGTATCTTCGGTTGTAGAATCCGACCAGTTTGAGCCTGAATAGTGCTTCCACCTCATGAGGCTTTGGATTGATCATCCTCACGACGGTATCGTCACCCTTGAACTTCCAACAGACGACGAAGAGATTCTTGTAAACCTCGACATCGAACAGGACCATGCGCTCATCGGTGACTTCAACGACGGCGTCAGAGTCCATGTCCTCTTCTGACTTGTACTTCATCGTCTGGACGACCTTCAGACAATTGCTCGATTGATGCGTACTCCTCAGAGCAAAAGCTGTAATCCGTGGTCGTAGATCTGTGACATCGTATTTCAGCTTGGATTCATAGGCCTCTTCAAGAATGTGAGCTATGAAGTCAATCGACGGCTTGGTTCCGGGATGGATCTCTTTCCGAAGATTTCGCTCAATGAGCTCTCGAAGGCCCTTTTCACTAGTAATAGTCTTGGCCTTGAGCATCTTCTCCTTCTTCTGCTTAAGAGGGAGTCCACTGCTTATCCTCTGAATAGGCACTGCGTTGCATCGCGACAACCGCCGACGCAATGACGCGTCCCCTGTGAACACCTTAACCTCAATGCCATCAGAGAAAGTACGCGCGAGTGCAGAGACGTCTCCTTCGTAGATGTAATGGAGGTGGACGCCTTCACCCGATTGGCTGAGTTCTGCGTAGGTTGCTGGCCATTTGCTTGCTGCCTCAAGATTTCTCTCAAGCCCCTTATGCCCGTTGAGTTCTCTCAGGTCGAAGTCTATGACAATATGCTTTTCATCTACTTTGACGTAATGCAGCTTAGTTGTATCAATATCTATTAGAGTGGTGCCTACCTTCTCCCACTTCTGAGCAGGTACCCCTTCGTCGTTCGCGTACTGAGCTGGCTGTTGTGCGAGGACGTCGTCCAACAGGGAATCCGTCTCGTCCATGACCAACGAAAATGCGTGAGATTCGTCCGACTCTTTTGGGACTTTGAACTTCTCGGCGTTGAAACCGGTATACAAGCTACGTACATTTTCCCCGTCAACCTCTCCGCGATCCTTGAAATCATCGAAGTAGTTCCGGAGCTCCTCGCGCATCTTGTACTGAGGCAAAGGCTTGTCGATTCCACTCTCCGCGCAGAATTCTTTGTACAGCCCATATGCCTGTTTCAAAGTCGTATAGTTCTGAGACTTGAACAAATCGTAATACGCTTCAATGAAGTTGAAGAAGACATCCGTTTGGAGCATCATCTCCATGGGACGATACCCGTTGTAGTAATTCTTCCCCATCTCCAAATATACCTTGAGGCAATGATTCGCGATCGCTCCCAGTTCGAACTCGATCTGGCTCATCAAGGTATTGTAATGCCGGATAGGAATCCGGACACCCGTCGGGTGAATATCAATCAACCTGCGAATGATCCCAGACTTGGCATCCGAAATCTTCACAGGCTGATTGGATCCGATGAACAGAAGGGCATCTGCCCGTGACGTATAGCTTGGCTTGTACTTCTCATTCATCGTCATCTGCTCATGAGCGACGATTGAATTCAGCCGAGTGTTGTCGTTTAGCTGTGACAGATCTCCATCATGCTGGATGGCTACTAGTGGGTTGTTCTTGAATGCTTCCGTAGCAAATGCTGCATTAGCATTACCAAGAGCTTTTCCGTCAAACGTTGTAGTGTATCCAACGAAAAGCTTCTCAATGATGTTGAGTATTGTCGATTTGCCCGATCCTGCTGGCCCATAGAACACCAAGAACTTTTGAATCTTTTTGGAATCGCCAGCTATGATTGAGCCAATGGCCCATTCAATTTTGGCCCGTTCCTCCACTGAATACAATGTACCAACTAGTTCGTCCCAGGCAGAAATATCACCCTCTTCCAAAGCATAAGGCAGCCGCAGGCTAGCGTAATCTTCCTTTCTCACTTCGCTATTGGCAAATATAACCTTAGAATCAAGCGGATGGCTGTTATCACTGATCTGCGCAAGGAATTTCTTGAACTGCGTCCATGCGTTGCTGTTGAATGAACGCAGGCTCTTGACTATATGTCGAATACCAGTTTGCTCGCGGAGACGACCTGCTTCCCGCTCCAGATCGTCATCCACAAGCCGTTGTACATCGTACTCATCACGAGACCAAAGGCCGCTCTCTTCATCCCAAATTGCGTAAAAAGAGCGACCCTGTACCATCAGATCCTGGGACCTACCGACGATGAAGTCCGGGTAAACTTCCATTCCCTTGTCCTTCGTCTCCCTACTTAGGATCTGATAGAAATCCATTAAACCCCCCTCCTCAAGGTCGGTTAAGGTTCTTGCATCTCGCCGAGATACGCGTGCATCTGGTACCAGAGTTCCACCTTGGTCTGATCCTCCTCAGGCCAGGCCAGTGGGAATATCCCTCCGGTACCGTCTCTACCATACTGTCGCCAGACGAACGTATCGATGATGTCCTCGATCTTGTCTGCTTCTCGTTTGGCGATTCCATCCGGGAAATGATGCAATCCCAGATTTTCGATGAAACGCCAGGCCCAGTAACAGGCCTGTCCACCAGCTTGAAACTCCAGATGGCGGGAGAGGGCAACCAGCACTTCAAGGACTGAGACCCCTTCTGTGAAATGCCTGCCCTCATCCGACCATTGAGCTCTGAGCTCGCGTCCATCTGCTTCACGGTTGTCATCGTTTGGCACGGTCCACTGAAACGGCCGGTTGTGAAGCCGGTGAAACACCCCAAAGTACTGATTACCGTTGGGAATGTGAATCTGTGTCCTAAGCCATTCGAAATATTCCCCGTGAAACAGATTATTCGTCATCGAAACCACGGTGCCTACGTTTCATCTTTCCTGATTCCTCGGAGTGTTTCAATCCGTGAACCTCCTCCGCGTAACTGCCTGGGCTACGTAGAATCTCAATATCTAGTTGTAGCTCATCGTTGCGGACGTATACTACGTTGATGTCGTTGGATCCGTGTCCCCACCTCTGGAGATTATCCGATCCCACGATTCCTTCGACGTCATCAATGACAATATCTCGTTCGTCTGATAGAACGTCATCCTCTTCGTAGTACGTGTAAGTTGAGTTCTCGTAAGTGTCATTCTCCCGGAACTCATCGAGATGAATGACGTAAGCGTGTCTTCCATCGCGAAGCTTGATTTCCGCTTCGTAGTCCCAGCGGATATCCGGATGGGCTTCCTCGAAGACATTCTTGTTGACCTCGTCGATCGCTGCTCGTTCTTCCGGAGTGTATGGAGTAACAGAAGCAGGACGAACAACAACAGGAGGCTTAGTACGCCAACTATCATCGTCTTTTTCCTCGACTGTATAGCCCTTTTCCTCAACGATCTGTTCAGCAGAAGGCTTCTCATGCTTCTTCGGTGAGACCTTCTCAGCTTCCTGCTGATAGAAGTCACGCCAGAAATCGACCTGTTCGTCGATGATTTTGGCACCCTTCCTGCCTTCGACCTTCCTACCGCGACGGTATCCGATGTAGAACCCGATACCCGCGCCCATGACAAGACCACCAAGAAGAAGACCGAGGCCCCGCCCATCCAGGCTACGGGTTACCTCGGCTGCCTCTTCGAGACCCTCTGCGACCTGCTCAGTCAGTTGCCCATCTGCCATGACCGTGCCTCCACCGGAGTGTCAATCTTGTCATAGATGACGCCATCGACATTGAAGTCGAGCAGAATCGAGGCTTCTCGACCGTTTACGAAATCGATCACCTTCTCGCTGTTGTCGAAGATGCCGAAATTGATGTAGTTGTCGGTATCTCCATTCGGGCTCAGGAGCCATCCGACAACGGAACCCGCCCGAGACCTTGGGATCCCGCACATGTCATAGACCTCATTCAGAAACACATGACCGCGGGAACGCAGTAGATCATTGGCGTAGTTCTGCTGAGAACGAAGAAAGAGGAAGTTCGTCTCAGGATCCTTTGACCACGATGGCGACAGCGGATCGAAGAATCGCGCATAACCAGATGGTTCGCCCGGAGGAACACGAGTAACGGTCTTCTTCTTCCTACCGTCATCGGGATCCGGAACTTCTACCTTCTCGGAGCCGTATCGGAACTCTCGGTCCTGATCTTCTCCGTACTTGTCGACGACGCGAGCGCGATACTCCCGGAATCCTTTGTCCAAGGCGGCATATGCAGCGGTCAACGCGGCATTTCGCTTGGTCAGGATGTTGTGGGACTGCGTCAGCGCGGCAATCGAGATTCCACCCACGACAACCGCCGGGGCATAAAGTTTTCCGATGCTAACGGCACCCTGCACGTAGACGACCGCGGTGTCCCGCTTCCGCTCCTGATCCGTGTAGGTCTCGCCGTTCGCCTTCGTCTCTGCTTCTCGGACGCGCTTAAGCTCACTCTTCGTGTGCTCCAGCTTCTCGTCCAACTTCAACGTCGCTCGACAAGCGAGGACCGTGCTTGTGACTGATCCGACAATACCCACGCCGAAGAGAATCTGTGGAGAATTCTTCTGCGTGAGTAGGCCGGTACGGCCAAGTCCAGTCTTGACCGCCTCCGAAACCAGCTTCATTACATCTCCTTAAAATAGTTTACCCTGTGGGTATTGATCTTCTGGTTCTGACTTCTGTTGCTGTTGTTGTTCCTTCTTTTCGAGATCGCTCTTGTAGATTGCAAAGACCTGATCTCGTGACATCGCCTCAACTCTCTTTGCCCACCCCGGACGATTCGGGTACATCGCCAGGACGTAGTTCCTTATTGGGTCCCGGCTCATCGCTATCTTCCAAGAGGTTCAGGCTCGGGGAGATCCAGTAGGTAGCCATCACGAGTGGTTGATACACCGGCCCCCCGAAGATTGGTCCAACCCCACTTGTGATCTGTGTGTACAGATGACAAGCCAACCAGCTCATATAGATCCGCGACTGTGGCCGATTCATATCTACTCACTATCTCGAAAAGTCTGTTGATTACTTCCTCCGCTTCTGCCCTCGATTCTAGAACGACCTCATCGAAATCATGTGCGGCTCTTGCTCTGCGACTCATCACCCGCTCGGGCCCGGTCATCCTGCTTCCTGTCGGCGTATACGGCCGGTTGTAGTTGAAATATCCTTGTGGCCCAGATGGTGGAGGAGTTGGGCCTCGCCTACGCCGAGCCTCACCGAAGATGAACTTCTCGATTCCTGCAACTCCCATATCGACGATCATGTCCCGTGCTGCTGGGACCAATACATCCATGACGACATATCGAGCTGCAGTTCTCGCGTCTCCGCCAACGAACGTCTCCTTGAACTGCTTACCAAGGGACTTCTTCTTTCGCTTAGCTTCACCTGACGTGATCCGCTCGACCTTTTTATCGTCTAGTGGATTCCTCTTACTTGCATCGCTGTTAGGCGGATAATCAGGGATTTCCATACCGATCCTTATTAGAGAAAAAAGAATAGAACCTGTTTCCAGATTCTAATCTTCTCGCTTGTTAGCGATTTGACTTGTACTCATTCTTGGTGTTCTTGGCTTCCTTGCGGGCCTCCCACCAGTTCACCGTAGCGTCAAACTTCCGGTTCACGTGCGACGAAGCCTGTTCCGCGACCATCGATCCGATCACAAGACTACCGGTCCAAACCTTAACTGCATCCGCAGTGGTTTCGACTGTAGTATTGTTCGCGATGATGTCGTGGACAACCTTCGACACACCCAAACCAGCAGTGACGTTGATGGCGAGCTTGGCGATTGCGAGCTTGTCAGACATTGTAACTCCTGAAATAGTTGGGGTCTCATTACACGCCGTGTTTTCTACGCGAAGCGAGGGCGCAACATTGTCATTTAAGACTGAGCACCGGCTCGGAGATAGTGCAAGTCCCCTCAACACTTACTCTGTTCCAATTACTACTTCACCAGACGCCAACTTTACCCCCAACTGCTGAAACTCTTCCTGCGACATCTCCTCGATCTCAGCTCGCGTCAAGACCTTCGGCTCTCTCATCACCACTTTGTCGGGTACTTCCGGACTTCCCTCATCGGATGTGGCTTCGGCTTGTTTCGTGAGCTCTTCAACCATGCCCTTAGGCATGAGACCATTGATGAAATCAGTTGCAAAATCAGTATCCGTGGCCAATAGCATGACAAGTTTGGGAAAAGCGCCGGTCGACTCGAACTCATCTCTGAGCTCCTTGTTCTTGATGAACCGCCTACCATCATCCGAGCGCTTTCCGTACGACATCAGGAGGATCTTCTTGAACTCCGCATAGAGAGTCTCGTTGTCCTCGGCAGCAATGACCTTCTTCAAGGCCTCGCCCAATCCGCCCTTCTTGCTGACTTCGAGTTCGATCAGATCAGCTTCGGAAAGATTGAAATAGAAAGTCTCTGTGACTTCGTTCTCATTGTAGTCTTTATACGTGATCGTCTTCTTGATCAATTACTTATTCTCCTCCAGTTGAAAGACACAGTACTTCTTGTTGGTATCCGGGGGATTATCCATATCCGCGACCTCGCAAATATCCCACCCCCGGTACCGTGGTTCATTATTGCCTTCAGGATTTCCAGCTAGTGCGCGACGATTCTGAAGCTCTGCAAAGGCCTCATCCTCATCGTCTGTGAACAGGACGTAACGCCTTTCCATTCACCACAACCTTCCGTAATCGGCGATAGGAGCGAGGTGGAAGTCGACTGCGACGCACGGGCGATTGTCCGAGGACATCTGAGTGCTGAACTTCACCTCAACCAGATTGTTCGTGTTCCAGCCAACCGTCTCGGAATATGGCGTGGACGGAAGCCCGATGAGATCGTAGAAATGGCTCAGGCTGACATACATGTGATTCAAGATCTCATAGTTCAGCTTGTTCTCGGCCCGCTTGATCTCTTCGACCGAGCTCATGAAATATCGACCTGTGAGCATGTCGTAGCACAGCACTTCGCCCTTACCGGTGATGATGACCTCACTCGTGCTCACCGGCTGCTTGTTGAGACGATCCTGTGCCATCTCATCACGAATATCCCGATCCTTGTTGGCACCAAACCGCTCACGGACCTTCTCCTTGTACTCCTGGAAAGTCCTCTCCGAGAGGCTCTGTGCCATCACCAGACCCGCGATCCTCTTCGATGCGATCTGGTTTGCCGCGACAATGGCCGTGATCGTTGAGGCACCAACGACAACTGGCGGGACGTACAGCGGCCAGACCAGCTTGACCTTGTCCTGCGTCGACAGCATTTCCATGTTGCCGAAGCCCTTCTCTCCTGCTTCCTTCTGTGCTTCCTCAGCACGCTTCCTCTGCTCGTCGTCAATCTTCTCAGCCGCTTGGAATGACGCCCGTGCTGTCAGAACTGCGGTTGTGATCACTCCGCTGACGCCCATAGACGTCAAAATCGTGGTCGAGTTCTCTCCTACGAAATGCTTGCCCTTGCTAATGAGTCCGCCGATGCTCACGACGCCACCTTTCTATTAGTCCCATCACTTTGTCATAAATATGGTCGCTGGACAGCCAGATAGCCGCCCAGAACACCAGCGCTATTCCGATCCATGGGAGTACTGATATCACTTCTTTCCCCGGAGAATTTTTGCGATCTTCAACAGCAATGCTGCCTCCTCCTCGCACTGCTTGGCAATCTCTGCTGCGGTCATCACACACCAATCCGTTCATAATGTAGACCATAAATATCCGGGAATTTCCCAGTCAAATGACTAGACATATTGGCAGCTGATGTTCCAGCGTTTCTAGCTGCTTCAGCCTGAGACAAGAAAATATCCCCTGTTTCCTTGCACTGAACAAGGTATCCGGGATGGCCTCTTCCTTCTCTTTCAATTACAGTGACTACGCTTTGCTTAGAGAAAAAAGAAAGAGGACGCACGGTAACTGTTTCCAGTCCATCCGGAACGCTCAGCACTCCGGCGTGTCGCCCTCTCATTATGACCCAAGTAATTCCCGCGAATGTGACTACTCCGCCGGAGATATAAGCAATCCTATACTTACGGAAATGCTCCTTCACCGATTCCTCATCTCTCGCACGAAGATCCAGATCAGCCACAGACCTCCCGTGATTGCCGTCATGAACAGATCGCCCATGAACTTCCAAAACCCGTACTTCCTCTTCTTGCTCTGCATAATGTAAATCTCCATTAGGTACTCCTGGATAGAAAAAAAGAATGGAGAGATCGGTCACAAACCGACGTAGTTGTTCTCCTTGGAGAATCCTAGTCTCTTCCATTATAGTACATGTTTACTACGCGAAAATCAAGCTGCTAGACAGATTCGCTCGAAATGATAAGTATCAACATGATCTCGCACTCCGTTCAAATGCTTAGACAATTCACTAGCAGACACATTCATCTCACGAGCAGCCGCGCTTTGTGAAGTAAAAATGTCTCCAGTCTCCTTGCAGCGAACAACCCAACTCGGCGGTCCTTGACGTTCGGCAGAAATATAAGAGACGTTGTCCATCACAACCCTCTTTCCGAGCACGGCAATGCCACCCTCGGCAGTCACGGCAATGCCACGGCTGATAGGTTGTGAGATAACATCTCTCACTATATAACATGTAATTCCTGCGAATATGACTCCGCCTCCGAAGGCATATTTTGCCTTGTGTTTCTCGAAATGTTCCTTCCACTGCATAATGGGCTCCTTTCGAGAGCAATAGAAAAATAAAAAGAGAGTGATTCGATCGAGCATTACAAGATCGAGTCAGCGGTCTAGTCGAGCATTACAAGACTAGCCTCTCTCGTTATAGCCTGTGTTTTTTATGCGAATGAAAAAAGCAAAGCCCCGAAACGGGGCCTTACTTTAGACTTCCAGATTGGCGTTCACGATTTGAATCGTAGCTTGGCGAAACGTGTCAGCGGCAATATAGACTCCAACAACGATGACGACGCCTTTGGTCACCTCCCTGATGATCTTGGTGGGATCGGTCGGGATGGTTTCCTCAGCGGTCTCGGTGTCGATGTCCTTATCGTTGACCATTTTCACTTGAAGATGGCGATTCTTAAGCATAATACCTTTCAGATAGGGGTCTCGTTATACACCGAGATTTCTTTGCGAATTAGTTCATCTTTGCCAGGTAGAGCTGCAGAACGAAGTTCGCTTCGTCTTCACCGAGCTCTACGTAATTCCCGGGAATGATGATCGCCTTATCGAATCCCGGATGATAGACGGCCATGAACTGCTCACAGATGTACATCTTGTCCGGGTTGGCTCTCAGTATATCCACGAGATTCAGTTCGGGTTCCCTCTTCCTCCGCCAGAACATCGTCCTCCTTTCAAAAAGACAAAAGGAAAGTATCTGTATCGATACTCTCCTATTAGTTGTTAACTCTCAGTGTTGGCGTAGAACTCGTCGTAAATTCCTTGTTCCTTCAAGAACTCGTTCCACTCCTGACCACGCTTGTAGATGAAATAGCCACTCACGGCAATGCCGGTGGCGACTCCATACTTGAAGCGGTGGCGAAGTAGATGGTACTTGACGGATCGCATCTTATTACGCATGAAATATACCTTTCACTTGGGGTCTCATTATATGGTATGTTTTCTATGCGAAAAAGCTAAAGCCCCAAATTCGGGGCTCTAACTTTAGAGAGCTGCTTCCAGCTCCTTGAGCGACTGGATCTTGTCAGCGGTCTCGGCGATGATCTTCGCCCGCTCGAGCTGCAGTTGAGCGGTCTTGAAGCCGATGACGACCGTCGTCAGGTTCATTGCGGACGGCACGATGAATACCGCAGCGATGCCTGCCGGAACGGCAAACTTCTTCAGCTTCGAGTCCTTCTTCTCCTGCTTGGGCTCTTCGGGATCGAGGATCTCGTCAGGGGTGACGGTTTCCATAATTACTCCTTGGATAGAATTGGTTCTCATTAAAGGGGGTGTTTTTTGTGCGAAAAGCTAATAGCTAGACTTTGTACCAAATTTTCCCCGCGGGGTTTTTTGGGATGCAAAAAATTAGAGTCATCGTTTTCAAGGCGAAAACAAAATATGAAAGGCCCTGTTACGGGCCCTCCATATCTTGTTCCTTCTCTCAGATCTTTTGTTATCGAGGCGTCACGGCCATATTCATGGCTCTCGTCGTGAGCGGATGCAAACGTTCGTGATTGATGATCAGAAGGATTCCAATGAGATTTGCTCCGGCCAGAACCAGCGTATCCGGGCTCACTTGACGAGGCTTCTCAGCTTGCTTCATCTCGTGCAGCCGGACTAGTTGGTCCAGAATCTTCACATATTCTTCACTGGTTTCATCCAGATTCTTCATTTTCTCGAAACATTTACGTATCGCTTGATCGAGAGCCGTGTCGGGCTCAGACTTTGTCTTAAACATAAATCTCCTTTGATTGGGTCTCATTATATGAAGTGTTTTTATTGCGACCCATCATCGGGAACGATTACCTTGAAGACGACTTCCTTCCGTGCCTCGAGTTCTTCAGGATCATCGTTGAGCTCTAGAGAATATAGAGTCTTATCGGGATACTTGGTTACGATGATCGCACCGCTGAAATCCCCCTTACTGTATAAAAATGTCTTGAACCAGAAACCAAGCATTCCGCCCGCATAGAAGACAAGAACATAAAGAAGGATTTCAATCATGGGATCACCTCTTCCTATCCAAGCATCGCGACAGTTGGATAAGCTCTTTCTCCAGAGTCATCCTGTGCGCGGATGTATTCCGTGACCCGAGACGTCTGAACAGTCCCGCTATTGCCCTGAACCTCGATAAGATCGCCAAGATTGTAATCGATTCCATACTTGAACTGATTCAGAGGGACGATTTCACCATCGACAGCTTTGACGAAGCGGTTGTTGATCAGTGCATCATGAGCTCGACCATTCAAGATATTGACCAGATTGGCCTGACTGCCACCAACCATGTCCGTTGTGACATCTTCCGCAAATATCATCAACGCACGTAGATCGAACCCCGTGTACTGCGTTCCGGCCAGAGCGCTGCTTCCGGGAGTAGTCGCCAACCCATCCGGGTTCCCTGGAGCGAAGGAATATACAAGCGTTTTGTACGCTGCAATCGATTGAACTTCCTTGACTCCGGCCAAGGAGTCCATGTTGGGGGAGAACCGAACCACCGGGTTGACCGTTTGAGTACTCGTGTGATCGAGACCCTTGTAGCTCCGGAAGCCGAGCTTGAAACTTGTATTGGTGACTTCCTCGAGAGTGATCTGCATCCCGATCTGATACGTGGTAGCGATCTCTCTCAAAGCGTCGTAGACCGGTCCGTACGGAACTCCAATGCTGATGGCATTCCCCGATTTGTCGTAATCCTTGATGAATAGCCCTGGAAGTTTTAGTGATTGCGGATTGGGAATGCCGATACTCACGGTTCCGTTCAAATATGCGCTGTCGATGCACATGTTCTGGACGATGTAGGTCAACACCTGCCCAGGGACCATTCCAGAAATATACCAGTATCTATCTTCGTGCGCTGCCGATACACGAATGAACCGATTGTTGAGCCACGTGCAGAGCGAGATGCCGGTTGCCTTGAGCTTGTTCTCCTCGATGTTCACCGTATCGAGCATCATGATCTCTTCTGAGCCCTCGAGACCGATGAACGTCCCCACCGGCAGCTTTCTGATCATATCCGGTGTTGGGGCGACCACAAGCTCTATGTCACTGTCACCGTAATATCGCTCAGTCCAGATGATCGATGAGAAGTCATCCAGCACATCTTGTTCGTGGAATGTTCGATCCAGGGTAAAAGGTTCCACTCAGAGACCCCCAAATCGCTCATAATATATCAACTCCCAGTCCTGCACGCCCCCATTGGTGACAACGGAGAAGTCATTCGTCCCGGGTTGAAGTATCGGCCAGGTTGATCCTTCTTGCACGCCCGAAAGAAGATTCGTGACGACACCAGTACCCAGCTCGATGTTCTGAACGAACTTGTTCCTGGGGATGGAGTTCATCACGAAGTACTTAGAAGCGGTGACCCCAGCTGCTACGTTGAAGTAGGATAGTGATGGATCTCCGATCTGAATTCCGATGGAAGTGGGTGCGGGATCCGCGGATTGGCTAACTCTTACATGGACCCCGGCTTCGATGTTTCCGTTGTACGTGATCTCCTCGATGCCATCCGAGGTCTGACCCGTAATAACTACTGGATTGATCGCGGTGAAATATGGATCCGGACAGATGACCGAGACGATCATCTCCGGGTCCTTGCTGAACGGATTGATCCCAGTATCCTCGACTATGCCCAGAATTTCCACCGGAGGAATATCGTCGCTATAGAACGCCAACTTGGTGGCATACTTCGGCATGAAATATGAATAGAGAAGCCTACGAAGCGACTCATATGTCCAGTTGTTCCAATCCGGATTCGGATGGAGCGTCAGGACGATGTTTCGATTGGGAACCTTGCTTCCGACATATGCTCCACCATCAACCGCCCCGAATGGCGTCGTGTTGACGGCCACCTTGACGGGATCCAATCCGTCGATGTTCCGAACCTGGATCAAGTCCGTTTCCGGTCTACCTTCATCACTCAAGGACAACACCGGAGCGGAGGCCCAAGAGCTATACGCCTTAACATCCGTCAGCATTAGACCTCCGTTCCGTTACGCAGTAGCAAGTGCAGTCCTGATCTGTGACAGCTGGTTCTTCGTCTGCCTGTAGATCTCCACCTCCGTGAGCGCCGTAGGTGAATAGTTATTCTGCTCGAACTGGACCAACGTCCCGCCGGGTGCAACAGCGGGTTGATCGGTGGCAACAGCAGCCTGCTCCGAAGATATGGAAGTGGCCTGACCATAGGAAGCTGTAGCCACAACCGGAGTAGTAGCAACAATATTGCTCATCTCCGTAGCACCGGTCTGAACAGCCGACAGATCCAGGATAGGTGTGATCACCGGTTCTTGCTCGATCAAACCATCGAGAGCTGCTGGAAGTTGGCTGATAGAGTCGACCATGTTGCCAACCATGTCTCGAACGACCTTGGCTGCCGTATCCGAATTGTCGTCGATACCATTGGCCAGACCTTCGATGATCCATCCACCGATTTCATAGAAGACTCTCGAAGGCGACCCGATATGCAGCTTCTTCTTGGCTGCGCTGACAGCCTTGCCGACAACGCCACCAAGTGCGGATATAACCCGTCCTGCTCCAGCGGTAAGGCCATTCACCAGACCACCGATAATGGCAGAAGCCAGATTTCCACCGGCTCGCCCCATCTCATCATCGTGTCTTCTGATCGCCGAAGCTACACCATTCATGAAGTCAATGATCGCCTGAGCGCCCTTATCGGTCAATTCAGCTGCGCCATGAGCAACTGCTGAGACGAATTTCGAGGCTGCTCTGACACCAGCGCTGACAAGATCGTCCATCTTATCCGCGATACCATTGAGCAGTCTGGTCATCGCAGTCACACCAGCACTGACAATCCTACCACCGGCATCAGCAATCGCGCCCACGAAGTGAGCTACGACGCTTGCGCCCGCAGATATGATCTTACCGATGTTGTTGGCGATCGTATTAGCAATATGCGTCACCATGGTGACGGCTGTACTGATAATGAGACCATACGTATTGACGATGCCTTGGATGAACACCTGCAACAGATGCACACCAGCAGCCTGGATTCTGAATAGCTGATTTGCCAGCGTGTTCAACAGGGTAATCACAATTGTGACCACCATGGAAACCACTCTGTTGAGATTGTTATTGATACCCTTCAACAGAGCCATCAACAAATCGAAGCCAGTCTGAACGAATTCAGGTGCCGCATTACTGAGGGTCTTCAAAGCGAGCGTGATGAGAACCTGGAATGCCTGTTGCAGCTTGGGCGCAATCTTGATGACTGCGTCCACGAGCATGACGAGTATCTGAGCCAAAGCCGCCACGAATTGCGGAGCAACCTTGGAGATCTCTTGCACGATCTGCAACAATCCAAGAACGAGCTTGCCGATGACTCTTGGGATTGCCTCAGCAAGATTGATCAGTGCCTGAACAAGAACCCCTACAGCGACGGGGGCTGAGACGGCGATCGCACTCAGGCCAATGCCAATCAAAGCAATACCAGCACCCGCCAGGGCCAGGCCACCACCGATAAGCACCATAGCCGCACCAAGTGCCAGCAACGAGGGTGCAACGGGCCCAAGCAGAAGCCCTGCAGCGCCGAGAATGACAAGCGCTCCAGTTAGAGCAATCAAACCCTTGATTATCTGACCCCATGATTGTTGTCCCAACGCAACCATTGCCGGAGCCAGCATCGACAAGCCTGCGGAAACGACCACCAGAGCAGCAGCACCGGCAATCGCACCAGTCATGGCATACATCGCCACTGTCAGGATCGTCAAAGCTCCAGCGAGTGCAATCAGGCCCTTGGCGATCTCACCGACGGACATTCCACCCATGCTCTCGAGCGCCTTGGCAATGCCCTTGATGGCGAACGAGACCAGAAGAAGCCCAGCAGCCGAAGCCAGCATGTTTGCGGGCATCAGGTTCATGGCACCAGCGATGATCAGAAGCCCACCGGCGACGCCGACCATGCCCTTGGCAATCGTCTTCCAGTCCATTCTCCCGAACTGGGATATGACGTTCGCCACGATCTTGAGGCCGACAGCAACGGCGATCAAGCCCGCTCCAACTGCGACCATTCCCGGAGGGAATAGCTTCGTAGCAGAAGCCATGATTCCCAACGCAACCGCAACTGAGATCATGCCCTTACCGATGGCCGCCCAACTCAGACCACCGAAATCACCGATCGCGCTAGCCAGGATCTTCAAAGCCACTGCAATCGCGATGAGCCCCAGACCTGCGGAGATCATTCCTGGCGCGTTCTTGGACAGCGGACCAGATGCGGCAGAGATAGCGACCAAGAGGACTGCAACTCCACTGAGCCCCTTGGCAAGCTCTCCCCAACTGAGTCGACTGAGTCCAATAACTGCCAATGAAAGTAGATCGACCGCTCCAGCCAGCATGATCAGAGATGCGGCAATGACCGGGAGCTTGATGAAGCCGATCGACTTGGTGACATTCGTCAGGATGGCCATGGCACCCAGAAGCTGACCAAATGCAATGGTCATGGCAGACAGAGCCGCATTGAGCTTGTCGGCATTGACGAACGACAACGCAACTATGGAACCAGCGAGCAAAGCAACAGCAATCGCGATTTCCTTGAGCGTCTTCGCTTTGATATTCGTCTGTAGAGCGGTCAGTGAGCCTTCCAGCGCCTCGAACGAACCGGCGATACTGGAAAGAATCCCCCCACCCAATGCATCGCCAAGCGTGCCTTTACCAAGGAACTTCTTGATTGTCAAAAATATGCCACCGAGCAATCCAGTCCTGATGACCTGGAGAATGGCATCGAAATTCATGCTCGAGATGGCCTTACCAATGGACGGACCCAGTTGCTCGAATAGCTTGACAATCGAGTCAAATATAGGCTGCAAGACCTTGCCCGCGTTACCGAAACCATCCAGGAACTTGTTCCAGGCTTCAGCAATAGCTTGGAGACCCTTTTGGAACGGCGTCAAAGCACGGTTCATGCCACCCATTTGCTCGGAAAATCCCCCGGAGGAAAATCCGCCGAACAAATTCATAAGCGCATCCCGCAATTTCCCCAGCATACGAATTGGCGCTGCGAGAATGGTCCCAATTGTGGCAAAGAAGTTATGAAGCCTGTCACCCTTCTTGAGCGCCTCATCAACCGAGACCAGGAAATCTCCAAGACTACCGGTGATCTGAAGAAATCCACCACTGCCTTCACCAATAACTCCGAAGAGCTTGCCGAAAACAGTAAATATACCGCCAATTAGCTGTTTCCCAATATCTAGAAGTGCGAAGAGTCCTCTGAACGTTCGTCTCAGTCCATCGATGGTCTCAGGACCGGGCTTTAGTGTCTCGGTGAATTGCTTGAACCGAACAGTCAGGTCGTAGAGTTGCTTGCCGGTCGTGGCTGGAAATATGTCTCTGAACGCTTCCTTAATGGGCTTAATAGCTGCGCCCAAAGCTTCAAATATATTCTTGATCGATTCGATTAGAAGGGTACGTCCACCCAGATCCTTCCAATCCCCTAGTACCTTGTTGCGAGCATTAGCAGAAGCGCTGACAAAACCCCCAATACTATTAGAAAGGCCAGTAAAGAGGGTTTTAGCTTCACCGAAGTCACCAAATATGATTTGCCAGGTCTGTGCCCATCCTGAACCAACCGATTCTTTGATCGTATCAAGAAGCTGAGATAGCGTCTTGACCTGCGTAGCAGCATTCAAGGCCATCTTAGCTTGAGTTTGAATAGCCTTGATCTGAGCGTCGCTGTAACCTTGGGCCTTGAGCTGGGCATCAGTCAGATCACCGCTCAATTGCTTGAGCGTGGTAGTCAAGACATCTGAAGTCAGCCAGGACTTCTCGCCCGGCTTAGCCTGAATCGACTCGCGGAACGATTGCCCCTCGATCGTGACATTCTTCATCTTGCCTTTGAGCTGGACCGCTCCATCACCCAAGGTGCCCATATGTTGAGCGGTTTGAGCCAAAGCTCTCTGGAAGACCGTTCCACCCATACCCGCATTGACGACCGAGTTCCAGTCCTGAAGACTCACCTTACCCGCAGAGATGGCCTGTGACAGCTGATACATCGCTGTCGAGGCCTGCTGAGAGTTGGAACCAGACAGGGCCGCCAGGTTGGCAATGCCTTTGATCGATCCTGCAGCAGTCTTCAGATCAACACCGGCAGCTGTGAATGTGCCGATGTTCTTGGTCATCTCACTGAAGTTATAGATCGTCTTGTCGGCGTAAGTATTCAGCTCATTCAGCGTCTTATTGACATCTTTGAGCTTTGTTCCGGCAGCCGACGTATTTGACAAGATTGTCTGAACTGCGTTCAAACCAGTTTCATATTCTTTGAACCCGGCAATGACAGGATCAAGGGTCAAAGATTTGATCAACCGACCACCAGCTGAAACTGCTTTAGTGGCTATATTGGCAAAGACAGCAAGCGCGGCGACCGAGAGAGCGCTCAGCTTCCCCTTGATCGAATCAACCGCACGCCCGATATGACCAAGATCCACCTTCTGGGCGGAGGCATTGATTTGATCCAGATTCTTGCCTGCGTCCGGGAACTTCAAAGCCGCCTTCAGCTTGTCCAACGCTTGAATAACTTTATTCACACCAGATTCGAACTTACTGGATTCAAAACTCATAGAGACGACTTTGTCGTCAACAGTTGCCATTACTTGGTCACCTCCTTCCACGCATCGGCTGCCATCTTGTCAAATATGGGTCTGATCGCAGGCATGATGTAATCGCGCCCTTGCACATACCCGCCCGTCCCGGTACCGTGACCATATTGGAGCAATATAGCTATTGGACGCCCATCCACCACATTGTGGTTGTGCCAGCGAATAGAATAATAGCCACTACGCTGAACGATCTCGTAATACCAGGAATTTGCCGTCCTACCGCTATCCACAGGCGTGGCATTTGACAGCGCATTCACGCCCAGAGTTCCGTATTTGTTCAGAACTGCAAACAGATCAGATGTCTTCAGGCGTCGCAAATATGTCTCTGTGGTGTTGAACGACCCCTTCTCTGTGATGGAAATAGAGCTCATCGTCGGGCTGCCGTAAGACGAAGGATCACAATGCCAGGATCGCTGGGCACTCTCTTTCCAGCTGATGAACCATAGACCGTCGGCTGACCATTCAATGGAGATGCCTTGGCTCCACCTGCACCACCAGGAATCACATTCTGACTGCCACTACCTACGTCATTATCTGGAACATCCCCCGGAGCATAGACGGAGGTGTCTCCTGGATTGTATGATCCACGTCCACCAGCTGTGGCTGCGTTGCAGGTGGTTCCCCCGGAGCCATATTTGCCAACCCCACCCGCACCTCCACCTCCACCCTGACCCATGTTTCCTGCCCAGGTTCCATCGTGACCATCGGTTCCGAGAATTCCAGGACCGGTTGCAGAAGGCGTACCCGCGGATCCTCCGAGTGCTCCGCCACCAGCAAGAGTACGACCACCGATTCCTCCTTCGCCACCATCGGCCAGTGTGGCAACCGTCAGAGAGTTCGACTGGACTCGTTTGCCACCCTTACCGCCAGAAGCTCGGCATGTGGTGTCATTGAATGACGAATAACCCCCATCGCCACCGTCAGTAGTGAGACCAACATTGTCAGAATGCTCATTTCCCAGAGTACCACCGGCTCCCACCACGACTGGACATGTAACTGGAAGAGCAGACAAGAGACCCTGAACTTGCTGGAGTCCACCACCGCCGCCTGCTCCACCAAAGCTTCTAACCTGAGTTCCCGTATTCGCCGTGTCAATACCTCCACCCATACCGCCTCCGCCGCCTATACAAATCACGTCGAAATCGGTATACCCCATATCCTTGTATTTCGCGGGTTCGAAGGTAGAATCGGTGATGAACTTCAGAATTAGAGGATCTGGAATGCGCAGACTACCAGCGAGTTCGAATCTCGGCATCAGATTTCCCTATCAGTTACTGCCGAGAGCCTGAACCGTGGCGAGAATATCTCCATCGGTGATGACAGCTTCATCCTTGCCGGGTTCATATTCGGGTTCACTCGCGTGTGTATCGAGAGCGTACTGCCACTTCTCGCCCCATGACGGAGATGAGGCCCATACGTACTTGTATTGCCTGACCCATTCCTGAGCACTGAACGGAGCATCCGTGTTTGGCATACCAGCATCGAAATTGCCAAAATGCTGTTGCTGCGTAACACAGGCATTCATACGTTCTATCATGAATTCATCATTCGCAATCGCAGCGATTGCCAGATAAGGATCGGCCATATGACTTTCACCTCCTAGATGTATGCGAAGAAAGAGAAGGATTGATCCGTTTGGAGATTACTGCTTGTTGCCCAGCCGTTTATTCCAAATGTCTCACGAGTTGGATATGTGGCCAGATATACTTCGGTATTGTTGTTCGCAGCGATTGGAGTGAGCTGTACTATAGGAGCACGTGGAAGCATGGGCGCAAAGGTGATATAATAAACGCCAACTGAATTTCTACGAACGGACCAATTGCCACTACCCGCTTGCCAAATGGTTCCATTGGCCAGAACGGTACCGAATGCTGCCAGCACGGGAGTTCTCATGCCGCCACCTTCAGATCCACTTGTGCGGAAGTATCCAAGCTATCGAATGTCGCCAGAATATCCGTCGAAGTAAATGCCTCGATATGATCTCCCGCATTTTTCGGTGAAGGCGCCAATGTTTGTGTACCCTTCGCATACAGAGCCATTATTTGTTCTGCAGTAAGAGCATAGCCACAGATAAACACACCGTCGATATCGCCGATGAACTGATTCGAACCGTCGAGGCCAACTCCGATCTTGAATCGATTCGCTCCCAGAAGAGCAATAGACGCCATGATATTGGAAGTTATGACCATTCGCCCGTCAACATACATCTTTCGTTTGGCGTCAAGGGCCGTATTATCCTCTACGACGACACAATGATGCCACAACCCGTCGGCATTGAACATACCACTATTCGTATCGTCGGAACCGCTGACCATACGCAACTGACCGGTTGTATACATATAGATTCGAGCATCACCATTTCCCTGCGTGCCCCATCCCATAATTACACCAGAGGCTGCGACATATGTGGTTTTGAACCAAAATCCATAGGAACGCGAAGCAAACGCTGCAGGAAGACCAGCATCCGTAGCCTGGAAACTTGTATTAGCAGCAGTACCAAAACGAAATGCGTTGTTAAGCGTACCATCAGCACCCGCTATGAGTACTGGAGCAGCTCCGGAATTGACAAGCGCTTGTCCATTTGAGCCTTCATCGCCAAGTGAACCGGCTGAGAAATTGTACAAACGCAGAGGTTGCGTTGGAAAATCACTGACAGCAAGCGCTGCGCCTCTACGACGTCGACGAATATTGAGCGTACTACGTGATGGGACTGCACCGAGTGTATGCGGAATCTTAGCACAATACAAAGTGCGAACTTGCTCTTCAGTGAGAATATCCGCAGTGATGAACGCTTCATCAACCCGACCAAAACTTGGGCCATTGGCTACTGTTGCACCGTCGGCTTGTGCGGAACCGATGTTCAGAGGCGCACTGGCATTCGGATTGAGAAGACTTAGACTTAGACTTTCCCCCTCTAGCAACCCGTCCAGATAAAGACGGATGACGCTAGCATCAAATGTTATGACGGTGAAATGCCAACGATCATCACAGACATCCGATACGCCAGCTGTCGATCCTGATCCAGAACCATCGCTATTAGTAAAGCCGACAATATTACCAGAACTAGCATAAAGACCCCACGCCGATACTCCGATGGTTGAGCCCCATTTAGCCATAAGATACTGCACAGTTGCACGTTTGGCTGTACGAAACCAACAACCGATCGAACCGGTCTTGATTCGAAACGGATCGGCGGCGCCAGTATCAACGATATAAAGCGCTTGAGCAGTGTTCCCACTGAAACGCGCTGCTGTGGAAACAATACCATTGATACCAGTATCGAATGGAACGGCACCCTTGTTCTGAAGATTGCGACCGTTACCACTCACGTCGGACAAATCAGAAAGATTCCACAAACCAAGAGGAGCCGATAGCCCGATAGCATTGAAATCAGCTGGACCAAGTTGACGCCCGGCTCGAATTTGATTGACAATACCGACATCAAGCACCGGCTTTGCGGCGATGACGACGAGATCAGACCCAATCGGCCCCTGAGGCCCCGCTGGTCCCCGGACACTACCAGCGTTGATCTGTGTTCCATCGTGTTTGGTGAGAATCAGATTATCGCCGACGACGTCACCATCGATGACCGAAGCGCCTTCGATTGCCAGCATTCGATCCGCGGTTAGACCAGTAACTGTAGCCAAGTTTCACCTCCTTAGCCTGGTAGTGTGGAAGAGATCTCGTATGTCGTAGCATCCAGATACGTTGCGTCAGCGTTATCGATCTGGAAAGTAGTTTCATTGAGCATAGTAATATAGGTATCGGACTCATCGACTGCCGACCATGTACCATCCCCATGATCGATGATGATAAGTGCGCCCAGATAGCCAAAGTATTCTGCAATTTCCTGTATCGAGGGAAGTCGCGGATCGCTTACATCGGTGCCATAGAGAACATCTTCCAATGTCTGAAGAAGATCTGGAGGACAATCGCCCGAATCGACCGAAATATGAACCGTCGGCCTAAATCCCTTGAGAGGTGGAGGGGTTCCTGCCAGAGTCCAACTGAATTCAAGCGGAACCATCCCATGATCTTTGATCGAGGCATAGATGGCTACATCAGGATTGGCGACCAGGTTGTAAAGAAGATGAATCTTGTAACCGTAATCCGTGCCTTCCAGATCATTACCGAGTCGAGTTCTGTACGACAGATTGAAACTCTTGAACGGCTGGTTATAGTAGAGCAATCCCGGAGTGACGACAGTGGTTCCATTGACCGTATCAAACTCATCGGGGTAGGTAAAAGCTTTCAGTTTGCCCGAAAATTCCCCCGGGGTCAAATTGTCCAAATACTTCACCCCATCGAGGAAATACGATTTGAGTTCAGCCGTGTCGGTCTCCTCTACAGCAGTAAGTCCATTCCAAGGCACCGCCGTACCATCTTGGAGATAGAGGACTCCACGATCAACGCCGACTTGGTATTCCCGCTCGCCTATTTTATCCCAAACGAGTGTTGCCATGTCACCCCCTTTCTAGCCCTTGGTACCCAGCTGCTGTTTGCGCTGAGCATTGAGTTCTCGGTTCCTCTGAGCTATCTCAGAGCGACTCATCTTCTTCGGCTTGGCTTGTTTGATGTTGCACACACGAATCAGAGTGAACAATCTATTGAGATGCCACCTCTCGCATTCCCAAGGAATCTGAAAAGCGATCATCCAATAGTAAATCACCTCTGCCGTGATGACTTCTCTGGTCTGAGGAGCTCCCGGAGCATCGCTGAACCAGGTAGCAGTCATCTTGGCATCGATGTAATTGTTGATCGCCTCGATGTTCTCTTCAGAGAGTTTGAGGAAAACTTCCTCTGGAACTCCGGGGGTGAGGACCATCGCTTTCACGTAGCCCAGCACCTCTTCCACAGTCTTCTCTCCCTTACCCAAGAACGGCTTTTCGTAGATTGACTCCCATTTTGAAAGAGAGACCAGAGAATGCTCTAGCTCCAAAACAACGTCGCCTTGAGTGACGAATTCTTGTGCCCCATCGTCAAACATTTCGACGCCGGGAACTATGACCGTGAGCATCCCCTGGCCTCCTGTCTGGGGAGCGGACCCCTAGATCAATTACGGTGCCTGACCCTGGGTCCAAGTGGACCCGCTCCAGTACATTTCTCCTGCTGATCCTGCAGTTGTTCCGGCGACGTACTGGCCCGTTGTCCAAGCCGTAGCCGGAGATGCAACGATCGCCTTGGTATTGGCGTCGGCTGCATTCGCTGGCGGAGTAGATCCACCAGGTGTCCATGTCCCAGGAGTACCCGCAGTAGCCCCAGTGGCCACTACGGCAGCGGAGGGAAAAGCGCGATCACATCGTCCGGAAGCGGGAGAGCCGCTTCATTGGTCGCGTCTCCGTACAGCATGGCTTCGAGTGAGGCCAGTGCCGTGGCGTCCACCACCGTCGAATCGACGACGAGCAGAGCAGTCGGCTTGAGATCGGTGACCGGGACCGGCGTGGTCGTGATTTCCCAACTGAACGAGATCGCCTCGGGCGAATCGTTGATCGTGGCGTAGGCCTTCTCCGACGGAGCGGCCTGGCACCCATAGAGTAGATGCAGCTTGTAGCCGTGATCCGTCCCCTCGATGTCGTTGCCGACTCTTGTCCGGTAGGACAGACCGAAGCTCTTCCGGCCCTGCTGCCCGACAGCAACACCCGGAGACGGAAGAGCCGTACCGTCGCACTCGGCGAACTCGTCCGGATAGGTGAACGCCTCGATCGTGCCGCCGAACTCCTCGGCCGAGATCAGATTCAGGTACTTGATGTTGTCCGCGTACTGCGGAGAGGCCTCAGCACCAGAGGGCGACTCTGTGACAGTGGTGAGACCGTTCCAGGCAACGCCGGTATCGTACTCACCGGTCGAAGGATCTGGGAGATACAGGACCCCGTGGTCAACGCCAACTTCGTACAGACGCTCACCGACCTGGTCCCATGTCAATGGAGCCATTTGCTTCCTTTCCCTTAGAAGAACACGCTGTAGACGTCGTGGTTCAGGTTGTCAGCTGTATAAAACCGATTAAACAGACTCATCGGCATCTCAGCTACTTTACCTGGAATGTCACTATCAGGATCTCGATCTATGACGATGACCATATACCTCAAAGTATGGTTATATGGCGCATTATCAGCGAATTCGGTCTCTGCGAAGTCACGTTTATAGATAATACATGGGTAAATCAGCTTCACATTCTCAGGAGGCTGAAAATACACATTATCCACAAACGTTTCAAGGAGCTGGTGCAACTGCAGGCGTTGGCCCATTATACACCTCCCCTATTCTCAGCAGAAGACGGGGACTCTGCACTTCAACGCTGGAAACCGTCCACAAAGTCCCCGCCCACTCGATATAACGAATGGCAAAGAAATGTTCATTGGCATATGCATCAGCCACAATGCTGATCGAGTTCTGAACGCTGAGATCCATGTTGAGATTCTCTCCCTCACGGAGATTTCTCGCATTTCGGATGACATCTCCAAAATATGAATGCTCAACGATACTATCCTCCCACACTCCAGGAGTAACTTCTACAGTTTCACCGTAACCAACACGACCATAGAACCTTGCCATCGAGAACCTGCCTTTTGGTCAGGACTCGTTCGTGAAAGTCCACTCGTCGTGAACGTTGTCCGCGAAGTACGAGCCGCCCGATGCCGGAACCGCCTCGACAGTGAGCGACTGACCGGATGCCAGCGTGACCGGCGAACCCGTGGTGAGCGTCTGACCGGTGTCCTTGTTCCTGTAGGTGACGCCTGCCGTGGTCTTCACCGTGACCGTCGTACCGTCGAAGTCGGGCTCCTCGGGCGTGACCAGCACTGCGCCAGCGCCTGCCCGCTTGACGATCAGAGCGGAACGGATCTTCGTAAGGGCGCCAGAGACACGGGTCTCCAGCAGGTACTTGTACTGGTTGTAGTCGATGTCGAAGTCGTCGAAGAAGTTGACGTCTCCGCCCTTGTCGGTACCGATCGTGTAGTCCTTCAGATTCACGATGATTCCGATGAGGTCAGCTTCGCCTTCCATGACCTCGACCACGACAATGTTCGAGACACCCATCTCGGAAGCCAGCTCAGCCGGAGTCTTCCACAGACGGTGATCGAACTGATCCCTCGCGAGAATCAGCGACGTGAGTGTCGGGAGTGTCGTGTAGAGCGTCGGGGAACCCGAGCCCTTGTAGAGCCCCATGGACGTGATGATCCCGTCGACGACCTGAGGCGGCGTTGCCGCGTCGTCAACCGTGACCGTTGCCGCATAGAGATCGTGATCGTATAGAATCGAACGGATGCCCGAGCCTTCCGCGGCGCCCATCGGATCCTTGACCTTGTCTTCGTCGGCGACATCGCGCCCGTCACCAACGAGAACCGCACGCGCGAGCTCTTCGTCGAGCAGGAGCCGCATCTCGGCCTTGAGCCAGGTAACGACATCGAAGTCCGTGATGTCGAGGATGTCGTCGCGATCCAGCTTCTGCTTCTTGTAGATCGTGCTGGGCGTCGTGACGCGCTTCGAGACCCCGAAGAACTCCTCCTTCTTCAGGTTGCCCTTGATGTAACCCTTCGCACGGGCCTCGTCGAACGTGATGTCGGCCACGATGGACTTGATGCGCGAGAACGGCGAATGCTTTGTCCCGTTGATGACACCCGAGACCCACTCCATGCGACGTGCGTCGAACTCCGGGGTGTCCGTGACGTTCTTGGCATCCGGGAAAAGAACATCGATGTTGTCGATGCCGTGCTTGAGCGCGTACGCCTCGACAGCTTCTCTCAGCGATCCGAGCTTCTGTCCCTCTTGGAAGATGCTCTTGATCGCATCGTGAGTGAGAACGTGCTTTTCCTCCTTCTTCCCGTTCTGCTGCTCGAAAACGTTGCGGGTCATTCGCCGTCCTTCCTTTTCATCGTTGTCGTGGACGAGTTCTGGTGTCTTGTCGTCCTTCTTGCCCTCGGAAGACTGGGCAGCCTCCCCGAGCTTGCTGGCAGCGCCTTCGAGCGCGGCGCCGATCATGTAGTGAACGACTTCCTTCTGCTGATCGCTCATCGAGTCATAGACTTCCTGAACGGTCGGGCCGTCTCCCGAATCCTCCTTCTTGGGAGGCTCTTCCCCATCCGCATGGTTGAGAGCCAGACCCGTGGTGATGATCGCCTCGTCCTCGAGTGTGACCATGTCACCGTCATCGTGAGCCAGCGTGATGTTGTCGATGAGCGCCCCGGGATTGGCACCCGACAACACCAGGCTCACCTCACGGATGAACCCGTGAATGACCTGCTTGGCCTTTTCCGTAAGCCCATTGGCATAGATGGAAAGGCAGCTGATGTCCTTGTGGAGCACCAGCGTCTTGGCATGAAGCGCTTCCTTGGTGTCATTGAAGAACCCATACGTGTAGACACCGTCGTCTCGGTTCTCGAGGACCGCGTGACCGAGAACGTTGTCAGGAGCGTTGTGATTGTGCTGCCAGACGAGTGGAACAGTCGTCTTGTCCTGATGCTTGAACGCATCGGGAAGGATCGTCCGGCCGTCTGAACACTTTAGACCCGCCTTTGTGGCGTAGCCACTGAAGTCAGGCTTGGGCTTTTGGTCGTCGGAGTGCATAAGGCTGCCGCCGGTGACCGCCTCTTCTCCCATTTTGAATGCTCGCTTTCAGTTGGATCATCGGCCTGTTAGCCGTGCTTTTTATGGGTATGGACCCGCTCCATTAGTCACACTAACAGCATCAGGATTGCCGTGACCATTCGACGATGCTGGTGCTGTTTCAGTTGTGCTACCTTGAGGCATGTTACTATTGATTAGTTTATCAGCCTTCGGATCCTTAGATGGCGCGTATCCAATGACACCGCGAATTTCGTTGGCCGACAAGATCTCATTACGAGTAAACTTATCTGCAATCTCGGCAATGTTCTCAATCGGGATCAACCTGAACGGATCACGGAAGAACAAAATTGTTTGCAACTGCGTTCGAGCAGTCTTGGTCAAGAAGGAACGCCGCATAGCTTCGACAATAGCTGTCAGAACCGGCTCGATGGTTCGGTTCCAATAATTCAGCATAGCCTTTTCGTCGGCTGTGCCATTCATGACCTCTTCGGTCAGTCCGAGTTGACCATAAAGCATTGCAGTCAAGTACTCGACCTGGGCCAATAGATTGTTTTCAGCCGGACGATTCAACTGAGTGATCTTCTCAGTTCCATCCGTATAGGCAATACCATACTTACTGCCCTTAAGTTGGAACTCGATGTCAGCACGACGCTGTTCCGCCTGCTGTCGACGAGCTTCAGACTTGATCACATATGGAAGCTGAATGATGAGATCAAGTTTTCCAGAAGCGGACTGTTCATCCACAGTATCCAGCAGATTGAGCTTGTGAAGAAGACGCTGAAGTGTCGAATTCGGCTCGTTCATCACCGAATACAGCGGATTCTCCACGATAGCCACTGCAGACTTGAGCAGGGTGATCTCCTCGCGCGAGGCAGTCTTCTCGTTGTACAAGCTGACTCGAACGTGCTGTGGATACCACGTCACAACCTTTCCCACGCGAAGGGTTATGATGTCATAACCAGCGCTTTGTTCGGGATTGATCGACGTATCAACCGGAACAATGACCGCAACGCCTTCATCGAACATCGTCATGGCGACATCTTGACGAAAGTGACGTGCAGCCTGATCAATATTGGCCTCGAGAGTCAAACAGTTATTAAGACCGCTGTCAATATCTTCAAGATACCGTTTTTGCTTGTCGGTCCTGACATGACGCATGTCAACCGAGGCGACATCGATGCTGAGACGCGTGTAAACTGAGGAGATAATCGAACGCTCATTGGGAATTCGAAGCCTTACCCGATCTGGTCTCGACCCATTGCCCCCGCCATAGTATTCCGTATAAGGACGCCGATTATCTCTTTGCTCGTTGTTCGAAAAGACGTTCCAAGCGTGCTTCAGCCAGCCAAATCGCGACACATTTCACCTCCTTCCTCAAAGCTCACTCAAAGGCCTCCTTGTTCAGCTTGTATGCAACCCAGGCATCCAGCAGAGCAGCGACATTATCGATCTTCTCGTCCTGTCGCTTCTTCAGAAGCTTTCGATTTCCATTGGTGTCCTCCAACGTAATCGCATTCCCCATCGCAAAAGACATGAGCGACTGATCGAAGATCAGAAGACGCTCTTCACTCATGATCTTTATCTCGCCCAAGGGAACAGACTCAGTTTTGGCTCCCTGAATCACCTTCTCAATGCCAAAGGGTCCGTTCTCTGCCTCCCAACGGGTAACGAATTCCTTGGCATTGTATGGATCATAGCCCAGAGCACGAACATCGTACTCAGATTGCTGAATGAACAGATCAAGATCCTCATAGACTTCCATCATGTCCAGAATGTTTCCGGGCATGACATGAAGACTGGCCTCATTGATGAACTCTTCGTATTTCTGCCGCATTGCTGCAGGCAGTTTCATCAACGTCAGCTCAGTGATATAGCTCCGGGTCTTACAGCCATACTTCTCATGACCCAGAGGAAAAAGGAACGTGAACGCGCAGAAGTCATCGCCTTGCGATAGATCCGCTCCAAGGGAACAGGGCATCTGCCAAAACTCGCGTTGACGATGCGGAAGGGTTTCTTCGTACGTGAAGAAGTACGTGTAGCCCTCCATCGGGATCCCGAAGCGCTTCGCAAGAATGTCATTGCGCGATGCAGGAGCTTTTTCAGCCCGTTCCACATCAAGGTGATACGTTTCATAAGATACGGTTGCTCCTAGATTTGGATTAGCCTTCACCCACATAGCAGGATTGGCAACTTCTTCAATTTCGTCGAGCTTGTAATGCCAGATGGAAACGTGCGGTGCGAGGTACTCGCCCTTGAGAATGTCAGCAAGCTCCATTTTGATAGTATCACCGGAACCTGCCCTTACAGTTCCTTCCGAACTAATAGCTACGATGAGATAGTCGTCTAGCTTCGAAGCTCCCTGCTCAACTGCTCCGACAACGTCCTCCCGAAGATCACCGGACAACCATTCATCGATCGTAGAGATCTTAGGTCGCAATCCTTGCAGTTTGTTAATAGCCATTGGCCGGATCTCAAGCAGAGAACCGGTGAGAAAGTTCTCAATACCTTTCTTCGTCGCAGCCAGCTTTACTCGATTGGCTCTCGATCCCGTTGTGTTCTGGAGTGAACCCTCAGTCAGAAACTTGAACAGTGGCCCACGCGCGCGCGTGATGGCAGTACGGAACGGAGACATGACCTCATCCGCCTGCTTCATCGTCGGGGCCGTTGTGATCTGATGGGTGGTAGCCGTGTCGACGTTCAGGAAGTAACTCTGAATGAGCGACGCATACATCGACTTGGCTGCTCCGCGCGCAACTATTAGATACTGTTTAAGAATTAGCCTCTTCTTGATCGTCCGTTTCTCATAATGGCCACCATGGTTCTCCCTCGTCGGAACATAGACGCTACGCTCGACAAAGTAGTACCATCCGAAGATCTGTTCGGACCACAGCTTGAACGAATCAAGTAGATGAAGATCACTTCCGTCTGTAAGAGTCAATTCACCCTCGCAATACCGGATGAATCCCTCTACTGCCTGATCATCATAGTAGATATTAGGGTTAGCGATGAGTGCATCAATCCGATTCATCTCCATAGAGATTTCACGGTTTACAGGAATCTCACCGCGCAGAACCGCCTCGCGAAACCTGCCGTAGTAAACCGGTACCGCAGTATTAGACAGGCTCACGCTAACCCTCCTTTCTAAACTGCCGCTGCAGCAGCCCCAACAGTAAGCTTCCTGATCACGTGCTTCTTGACCTGCTGGGACGCAACTTCATTCGCTGCCTGAGTGGCCGCGTTCTTGCCCGTCTGCCCGAGAAGTTGAGCAACGAACTTCTTGGCCGCGTTCTTCTCGGCGTAATCGAGACGCTTGGCGTTCGCCTCGAGGTTTAGACGATTCGTATACTCTCGCAACTGCTGATCCGAGAGCGCCTTGTAACCGCTCTTCTTGGCGATCTGTCCAGAAGTACGCGCACGAACGGCATCTGGAGATGCAGGATGACCTGAACCGCCCTTGGTCTTGATCTTCTTCCGCTTGTCGGAGATGATGACTTCTTGAGGACCGACGGTTGCCTTGCGTCGAACGCCCCAACGCATCCCCTTGACGCCATGATGGGTGAGAAGGTCCTTGACAACCTCAGTTGTATCCATCTCACCCCCTCTTCTTGGTACTCTTCCTGGTTCTCGGCTTCGGCTTTTCCTCCTTTTCTTCCGATTCCGCCGGTTCAGCAGGAACGTGCCCCAACCGAATCTGCCTTTCTCGGATTGCATCCGTTCGTGCCTTCTCTTGGCGATCTCTCACTTCCTGATCGCTCTCCCGTTCCACTCTCACACCTCCTAGGCGGCTGGTTCAACCCAATCCGTCTCTTCGCGGTGGACATTCAGACGCCATTCGAGTTCCTTGATCTGCTTATCCATTGCATCGATCAGATATGACGTCTGCGGAGGATCGAAAAGCTGCCGGACTCGAAGGAAAACATAGGACTTTACGGAATTGAACTGAAGATCCACAGGAATGAAATCCGTCCAGACCGCAGTGTCATCTTCGATCATGAAACCTTCAGCCGGGCCAATACCCAGCTGGGTGAGAGTGGAAAATGCGGTATTAATATGAGTAATCACGTCAAGATCGAACGCCGTATACTCTGCGGCAAGCCCAAGAATCTTCTTAGTGCTAATAAGAATACTTTGCTCCATTACAACTCACCCCCTTTCTTCATTATTCAGCCGTATTCGGCTCTTCTTGATCTTCTTCCCATCGCCTTGGCTCATCATTCTCACCAATATCGACAGTGGGATCCTTCTCTGCTTCTTCCCTACTCATGAATCGGGTTTTGTCGAATTCACGCTCTTCCTGCTGTTCCTTCTCTTCCTCATGCATCTATCCACTCCAGTCAGAGGGGTAATCCCTCAGGTCAATGTGGACAAACGTGCTGTAAAGCCCCAAACCACCGTTCCCATTACGCTTTTCCGCCCGAATATTGTCCAGGAACGAATGCCATGAGGAAGGAGACCCAGAAGCACACGAAATGTCTGCAGCCGGATCATCATCATCGTGAGCCGTATAAATATGGAACGAATTACTCGCTCCACCGACACTGGCATTGTAGCTGGTTGTTCGATAGCCGCTGTTGATGTGAACTGAACCGTACTTGCTACGGAGCGGCTCCAAGAACGTGTTGCACAGATACTCTAGCGCATTGTAATACGCGCTTGGAACCTTGGTTCCATCGTGGCAGTCGAATTCTTCGATGACGAAGTGGCTACTAAGGCGATGACGTGAGTCACCATCCGGCCCAGAATCGCTCGGCGGCTTGTTTGGCTCTCCGGTTGTGTCGTTGTGCTCTTTCGACCACTCTTCGTATGCAGAACCGTGCTTCGTAGCAACGCACAGACAGTCATAGCGCTTCCTACGACCGGACACGTCCCAACCCGGCTTCTCACCTTCGACATCTCCTTCGGCAAGATGCCAAATATACTTCCGCCGTTCGACGAGCCAGTCGGTACACGCCTGCTTTCGGGCTTTTTGCTCATCGTAATCGGTCTGGATGTTCCACCAGACTTCCCGCTCCGTCACATAAACAGATTCTGAATCCGTGAAATGATCCGTGGTCGGAAGCTGGCAAAGATTGTGCGGCTCACCTGAGGACTTGGTACCAAGATAGTCATAACGTTCACGACGATCAGCAGTATCCCAACCAGCAGGCTCTCCCTCAACCTTGCCTTCGGCCAGATCCTTGATGTAATCTCGCCGGTCCTCGATCCATTCCCCCGCAGCAGCTTTGCGTTTCGCCTGAGCATCATCGAAACCCGGCCAGTCGCTGATCTGACGAAGCCGACAATACTCGTCATACGTATCCTGCTCCGCAGATGTTAGATACTGATAGTTGCTCGCCAAATCAGTCTCCCTTCAGGCATCCGTATACCGTGACCTGTCCTCCTGGGTGATTGATGACCACTTCGCCAACTTCAAACCCATCCGGACAAGCGATCGTTCCTGGATCACCCTTCTCGCCCTTGGGGCCAGCTGATCCAGGAGGACCTTGTGGGCCTGTTTCACCATTCCTAACAGTAATAACTACTCGCTTAACCGGCGGTGATTGTCCAATGGCAGTCGCCACCAGAAAACCAGCTCCACCAGCCAATACAAGCGATAGAGCCATGACACTAACGATTCTCTTCACCGTGCTTCAATCCTTCCTTGAACGCCTCCATTCGCTCGTCACATTGTTCCCCCTCATGCTTTATTATGGCCTTGATGGCCCAAGCTGAGCTTGCAACGCTAGCTGCAGCAGTTACAACCGCGAGTACGTACTCCCATGCCATAAGCCTTTACCAGAGTGTCGTGTCTCCATGTCTCCTTTCGACTGGACCTCTAGGAAGAAGAGTCTCATCGCCGTAATGAATGGCATTGTGCGTTTGAAGCGATGTTGTTATGAGAAAATTTGGATCGATAATCCAGTCTTCACCGTGCTTGAGATCATCAATGGAAAGTGGGTTCATGTGATGAACCAGCAGACCCTGATAGATCTCGTATCCGGGAAATCCCAGATCACATCCATTATCACGAACTATGACTTCATTTCTGACGTATCTCCACTCGGGAGATCTGTAAAAACGTTGGTTAACCCATCGGTCAAACCCAAACGTCCTTACGCCCAGAATTCCTTTCAATTCCAGATAGTGAAATCGATCTTCAAACGTTTCCAGTTGTCTAAGCTCAGAGTACGTGCGGATCATCGTCATCTGGCTCCGGAGCTGGTAGATCTCCAGCATAAGAACGCATTGCCTGCAAAGCTTCCATGTAAAGCTCTTCTACACGCTTCTGTGATTCGATTGCTTCGATCTTTACTTTGGTAAGCTCGTTCTCATGCTCGAGACGCTGCTGTTCAAGGCGTTCTCGAGTCGAACCCAACTTCAAGAAGTGCGTAATGACTTGAGAAGATGCAGTTCCCTCTCGAATTTGTTGTTCGGCAAGATCAGTAGCCAGAGAAACCATCTCATTCTCCCGGCCCTCAGGAGTTGTCGCGGGTCTCCGGCGAGTTTGGTCAGGTTCTGATCTTCTTCGCCTGGCTGGCACGCGACCTCCTTTCACTTTGCCAAGAGTTCGAGCTCCTTCTCAGGCAGTTTCAACCGCCAAAAAATAGAAAGTTTTGTCCAAAATTTCCCCCGGGGCATTTTTTAAGAGCCGGGC